GATCCGATCAAATTCTTCCTTAGATTCATCCCAACGATCTTTCCGAGAATCTAAATTAATGCAATACGCTTTGTCAAAATATTCCATATTATTTTTTAATAGAGAAAACATCACATCTCATAAAATTTAACATATCTATATCAGTCAAAATCAATTTTTATTCCTTTTTTAATATTTTTTCTATTTTTCCACCAGAACATTTCATAAGGATATTGCGTTTGATCATCAATGACTTTTATTCTGGGTTTACCAAACCATCCAGATATAATTGCGTTTTCACTTTCCTTATATTTTTCACTTATAAAAGTAGAATTAAATCTTGGCTTATTTAAATAATGAGAATCCATATTTGTTGTTGGAGTATCTGTCCCTTCTGCCATATTATAAATCCCAGGAATTGCTAAAGACGGCACTCCGGAATCATATTTTTCAATGTATCTCCAAAGCATATCGCCATCTTCTTCACCATGAGATAGCAGCCTTTCATCAAAATATCCTAGATCATGAAGTTTTTCTTTATTGACTACAAAATGAGACCATATCCCGTTAATTACAAATAGTCCCAATCTTGTTTTTTCTATAGTATTTTGTATATCTAGGATAATATTTGGATTTTCAAAAACTAAATCATCATTTAAAACTAGATTATAATTCGTTTTTGAAAATATAACCAAATTATTCCATAATTTACTAAGAGATCTAAACTCAGTAAACATTATTGGAATTACATTATTTTTTGTAGATATGTATTGAAGTATATTTTTTCTATAATCTTCATCCATACCATCTTCGTGTTCCCCATTTATAGCAACAAGAATTTGTATATCTGGATAAAACTGTTTTATTTGATCAACAAGAGATTTAAATATCTCCAATCTTCTTTTAAAGGTAGTAATACAAATAGTAATAGGTTCCATAATTTTAAACTATAATCCACTTTTTGCAGTATAAATCTGAGGTGTCATTTTTTATTGCTTCTCCACCAAACCAGTTTTTGGGTGCTATTGTCATTTTACTATTAGAAAGCCATGATCCCCACCAACTAAAAGAACTATTAGCGATTATATGATAATCACAAAGAGTCATTAAACATAGATCAACATAAGGATTATTTTCAGAAATTAAGAACTTATCATCAGCAAAAAATTCTTGTTCTTTACACCAAGAAGGATCATCAGAAAAAACTATAACAGGCAAATCCTTTCCTATCATACTTAGAGCAATTTTATAGTAAGATAATGGCTGAACTGGATGATTTGGATTACCAACATAATCTGCTCTTCTTATGTGAAGAGATATAATTTCCGCATATGAAGAAATAAAGTCTAAACAAGAATTAAGAATTTCTGATTTAAACTTAAAATCTTTAAGTATTTCTTCCCGATAATTAGAGAAATACTTTTCTGTTTGAAAATATCCATGAAGATTTAAATCAAAATTAATTCCTTCCATTAAATCTTTTTGGAAGGAAAATGATTTTTCTTCATACGTATTATAATTTGTCAATCTCCTTTGACAAATTATATCAAAGCAATCATCTAATTTGCTATTTAATGGGTACTGAGTACCAAAATGTTCCTTTGGTGGTATAACATAATCAACTCCATTTGATAATGCTATCCCCTTGAGTGAAGCATATTGAAACATTTGATTTCCAATTTTTCCATAATTTCCCAAAGAATTAAAAGATAAAGTCATTTTAATAAAATTTTTTAAATTACACTAAAGTATCCACCAATATCAAACTTTACATTTGTATTAATAGAAGTATTTTCAGAAGGAACAAAATCTGAATATTTTAATACCCTAAAATCAATAGAAACTCTTGTTATATCAGTATCATTGATTTTATTTCCATGAAAAAGATTTGCCCCATCAAATTTTAAAACTTCTCCATAATCCAAACTTTTAGATGCATAGTCTTTCAATCCAGGACTCGATTCCACCCAAATAGTATTTGTAGAAAAGGTATCGACAAAAGGAAGCCAAAAATTTATTTCATTAGTACTGTGCCCATAATCACTATCTTTATGAAATTCTCCAACACTAAGATTATTAACTAAGTGAACTCTAAATGTTGGTATTTTTTGATATACAATTTCCTCTCCATCAAACAATGGTTTAATAAATTCTTTTATAAATTTAAAATACAAATCATTAAACTCTGAAAAATTGTCATAAAATAATTTGTGCCATTTTGTTGATTGATCAGTTTCTCTTGAAAAAATTTCATATTGTTCCATATCATGAAGTTTTTCCAAGTTATCAACATTTAATATTTTACAGACTATTTCTTTAAATTGATAAAGAGAAGTATCGTAATCATAGATATCAGTATTCATAAATTAAAGTTGGTTCTTTCGTATTTATACTATACTAAATTATACTTTTTTAAACAATAATCAATTTCAAGATTAAATTTTTCTTTATAGTCATTATCATTAACATATAAAGAAGAAATTTGATTTTGATGCACTCTATTTGTGACTAATACCTCATCTATAATTTTTGGTTCTCCATACTTACAGTAAAGATTATAATAATATTCACAATCCATCATCATTTTTAAATTTTCGTCAAATATTTCTTTTACTTCTTTTTTAATTGACAATACAGAAGGAGAACTTATTGTATTAATTCCTTTTATTATTTTTTCATTCCACTTTGGTATCATTTCATTATAATAAACATTTTGCTGAAAATGATTACATCCATTAACCAACCATTTTGCATTAGTATCAGAAAAAACAGAATTGATTATCATTAAAGCATTTTCAGAAAAGAAAAAGTCGTCCTGAAACATTATTTTAATTATTTCACCATCTGCCATTTCCATAGCAGAATTTGTATTAGATGGACCATTACCAATATTATTTGAATTTTTAAAATATTTTATTTCAAAATAATTTGCATATTCTTGGCATAAATCTAATACTACATCATTTTGAGAATGATCGGAAATACAAACCTGATAGTCATTAAATGTTTGTTTTTTTATAGATTCAAATAAGTCTATTGTAAAAACTTCAGAGTACCCATAAGATTCCCAGGTTGGAATACATATACTAATTTTAGGCATTAACATATTCCTCTATCTTTGCCGGAAGTCTTTTTGTTATACAATTATCACCATAATATTTTTTGGCTCTTTCATAATTGTCTTCAATGACTTTTTCCTTTTCATCATACAACTTTTCATTGATGTTGGTAAGGATATTTTTCAATTCGTTAATATCATTAAATGTAAGAATTCCGTCAATATTAAAGAACTCATTAATATTGGGACATCCACAATATATTGGAATTGTTTTACTTGCAAAGCAATCAATTAATTTTTCAGTAAAATAATTTTTTTGAACAGAATTTTCAACAGAAATATGAAATTTTGCAGAGGAAAAGAAATCATTACGAATGTCATGGTAAGGAGGAGACTTATGCTGATATATCTCCAAATCATTTACCGAATCAATACTAGATAGGTAATTATATATTTGTTGTCTGAGTTTATGTCCAAAAGTCATATTTTTTGAACTGGTCACAAAAGTAATATGATTTTTTTTATCTAAAGATAAGTTATCAAAGTCCAACCAGCAAGAACCAAATTCAATAAATTCCGATTGTTTATATTCTGTTAATATTTCATCATTAAAAGTATAAATTTTATCAAAATTTTCAAACTCTTTTGGAAAATTTTGATTCAAGTATGGTATTACACTAGCTGGTTCTGCAAGATAAAGTATCTTTATATCTGCATCTTTATTGTATTCTAAAGTATCAACGCTAATACTTACATTTTTTTCATATTCGACTTCTTTTCCATCAAATGGATTCCAGTCAGAAAAATAAATTTTTGGTTTCATAAAAACTTTCCTTGTACTAACAATTTTAGCATATACCATTTAAAATGTTAATAGTATCTGCATTTGCGTAAGAAAACGCTTGTGTTTTGGGTTTAAGTGTCCTAACAGTAGAGTATCTATTCATAGAAAAATCATATTTTTCCCTAACTCTAAATGACCATTCCGTATCTTCGCCCTCTCCCCAACACAAATTTTCATTTAATGGAAACTCTTCCATAATGTCTTTTTTAGCAACCCAATACGCACCAGAAATATACATAAACTTGGATAAGTGTATCATATCATACGGTATTAAACAATGCCTATTTGGATACAATATTTCATCCATAAAGTTTTCATTATGAGGCCAAAGAAGCCAATCATGCCATCTTGTTCTATCTACATTTAAAATCCTGTTCATACATACTTTAAAATCATTTCCATAGTTCAAATACCCCTGATACCAATCAGGTTCAAAAATAATATAATCATGAGTGTAAACTATATTTTCATATTTTGCATTTTTTGTTATTATATTTTTCTTTTTTGTAATCCAAGATTTTTTTACCGTTTCATCAAATTCAATAACCCTTGTATTTTCCCGATTAATTTTACTATTTCCAACTACTATAATTTCATACTCAGGAATATCAAGGTTTTCTATCGTGTTAATGCAAGAATTTACACCTTGATCAAAATTGCCAGACGTTATTATCCCAAAAGTAAATTTCATTTTATATTACCCACATAATCACTACAAATACCAAAGCAATTATATGCATTTAAATCTTTAAGTGATTCTATCTTTAAATTCCACTCAGGCATTACAATTATAGAATTTGGTGTATAAGTCTTTCCAGGATAACTCCAAATATACTTTTTACTAGTAAGAGTAAAGTCATCTTCTTGATGCCAGAAATAATTAAAACCTCCCATCTTAGATAACTGATAGAGAGATTCAATATTTTTACAATGAATCCAAAGAGTTTCCATATTCTGAGCCAACCAATACTTACTAACTAGATGTTGTGATTTATCATGCCCAAGATAAAATTGCTCTTCATATTTGTCATACCTAACATCAATTTCAACATCATATCCCATAGAAATAGTTTTTTCAACGTATTCTGGTTTATTTTCCTCTGATGGATTGGGTCCATTAATATTTCCCCGGTGAGCAATTAATTTCATTGTTTGTAATTCTCCAAAAAATAATTAAGATCTTCTGGTGTACCGATGCCCCACATTCGCTCAATTTCTTTTACTCTGATTTTTTTATCATCAGCAATTGCTTCATTAAATACTGGGCAAACATAGAACTCACCATTTGTTCTAACGTTCTTTTCAATCATTTGCTCTGCATACTTGACGTAATCAGATCCCTTCTTCCAGAAATAAATTCCAACGGTTGCATTATTGCTAATTGGTTTTTTCTCTGCAACTTCAGAAACAAAACCATCAGAACCAATTTTTGCATAAGACCATTTTGGATGGGTTGCTTCAAAAGTGATGATACCACCATCAACTCCATCGGCGTTAAAAGCATACAAGCACTCATTACTGTTCCACTCTACAAACTGGTCGGAATTTGCCATCACAAGAGGAGCATCATTATTAATAAACTCTTTGGCAAGAAGAGTTGTGCAAGCAGCACCTTCAGTTAATCCATCAACTTGAACAATATTGCAATTAGGTGCAATAAGGTTTAAAAGATACTGAAGACTATACTTTTCATAATGTTCTTTTTGAACAATAAAGGTATAGTTTGCTTCTATGTTTAGATTTTCAACTACGACCTGAATCATAGGTTTACCATTAACTTCAATTAATGGTTTTGGAAAAGTATACCCAGCATTAGCAAACCGAGTGCCTGCTCCTGCCATAGGAATAAGAACATTCATTTTATCAGACTTCCAAGGTACTATGGTTAATTTTTTAGATGCAAAATTTTTAAATACCTTGTTAATTTTATCTTGATTTAAATCACACCTATTTTCAATTGCGATAAGAGTTGCTCCACTGTCTAAAGCTCCTTGGCGTCCTATATGACTATCTTCAAAAATTATAGTATTTTTAGGAATAGCATTACATGCAACCATGCATTTCCAATACATCTCTGGAAATGGTTTATTCCTTGTGACATCTTCATTACTAACATAATAATCAATAAATTCCAAAATTCCTAATTTAAGAAGAACAAGTTTTACTGTATTTCTAATACTATTAGATGCTACTGCTACTTGATATCCCCTTGTCTTTAACTGTTGAAAATAATGCATGAGTTCATAATCATGCTCTAATTCGGAGAAAATTTCAAGAGTTTCTTTTTGCTTATCTTCCCAAACTTTTTGATGTTTTTCTACTGGCAATGCTTTCTTCTCGGTAAGCATTGCCAATTTTTTTGAAGTTGGAAGTCCATCATAAAGACTGAGATGTTCTTCTCTACTTATAACATACTCATAAGAAATTTTACTTAGGGCTCGATTAAGAGCTTCATAATGAGTCTCTCTGCTATCTATTAAAACTCCATCAAGATCAAAAATTACCAGATTATTTTTGTCAGCATTTAAATTAGTTATCATATTTTAAATTAATAAATTTTTCAATTTCAGAAAAGATGTTTTTTGGTTTTTTCAACTCGTAAGTTATTCCTTTATTATAATTGTTTTCTTTAAGAAAAAGTATATACTCCCTATAAAACTCATAATCTCGTATTTCCACCAAATCTTTTTCTGAAATATGTATATGTTCTATAAACTTTGAATATTTTTCATATTGGTCAAATATATTCAAACTTTCAAGAATTAAATTATGAGTATCAATCATCGTTTTTATATTATTAAACTCTGATATATCAGAAACTATTTCTTCAATATTGAAATAATACTCACCACCATAATAAGAAGAATTAGGCTCTAAACAAATAATTAAATCAGAATCATCTAATAATATATCAATTTTTTTTAAAACTGACAAAAGATTATTCTTTTTTCCTTTTCTTAAAGATGGAGATCCCAAAACTATTCTTTTAATTCCAAATTTTTTAGAATTATTGACGATATTATATAAATGATCAAATGTTTTTAGATCCTCAAAAGAAGATAAGTCTAGTCCATAAAATATAGATTGGGTAGAATAATATCCATAATTTATCCGTGGATACACTGTTTCGATATAGTCAACTTCTTTTTTCTTAATAAAATCTATTACTTTTAAGTCATCTTGTTTATCCCAAGATAAATTAGTTATTCCAAATTTCATTTATATAACTTTCCATTTTCTCAAAAATACTATCTTTAGTCTTCATATATCCACTATTAGAATACTTAGTTTTATAATTGTATTCGATTAAATTTGATTCATTTTTTATATCATATTCTGGGAAAAACTTAATTAAAATATCTTTAGTATAAATCGGATCGGTAAAAAAATTAAATAATTTTTCTTTTGGATATCTTTCAGAATAATGATACATATCAAAAACCAAATCATTAAGATCATACCATTGGTAGTATGAATTCAAATTAATACTATCTAAGTTATTTCGATGAATAAAATCATATAATACATTTTTTTTCAAATACTTCCCAAATAGAGCAGGAAGTCTAAAGGTATAAATATTTTCCTTTTCTATAAATTGATCTACCATTTTCTCAAAGAATAATCTATTTGATCCATATTCAAATTTACCAAAATTTGGATTATATGTTTCATCCGAATATTTTGGAGAAAGATTGTAGACATCTATTGTAGAAAACAAAAAAATATTTCTATATCTTTTTGTTTTAATGGTATCAAATATATTATTAATGTTTTTTAAATCTTTTTTTGGATTTTTATTAACTAACCATTTTGTCGCAGGAAGACAACTTAAATAAAGATCGCAACAGTTAGGAACAAAATCTTCAAATGAGTAAATATTTTTACTATTAAATTCATAATCAAAAGAAAGTTTTTCTTTTAATGTTTTCCCAATTAATCCAGTATTTCCAATTAAAATTTTCATAGACTTTTAATAAAATTTTCAATAAAATAAATTCCTTGTATTTTTCCAGTAAAACAACTTATAAAATTATCTTCAAGTTTAATTATAGGAGACCTAAAAGCAGAAAGATTTTTAACTTTATTTTTAACTGACTGAAAATAACTAACGTATTCAAAATCACTAAAAAAAGAAGGATAATATTTTAAAACTTTTTCTTCCATTTTTTTTCTTTTTTCCATAATAGAAACATTTTGTTTTGGTGTATACTCAACATCAGTTAAAGTATACAAATTATTCTCATATGGATAAATTGAAAATAAACTACCATCCACTAAGGTTATAGCATCAAAGTTAATTTTATTGATTTTTTTATATAACAATACTGTACAATTTTCAGAAAAAGTTTGTTCTATTATTGGAAAAAAACTATTGTTTGTACAATTTATAACTAAATCATAATCTTGCTTTAGAGAATTAATTTTGGTTTCATTAATTTCATCTATAATAATATTTTCAGAAAGATTATCTTCAAAAAATTCTTTTGCTTTCTTGGGGTTGATGTATTTTTCCTTTACTAAAATACTTCCCTCAATATTATTCATCCAATCAATATCAACTATTTTATGAGTAGAAAAATCTTCAAATATCTTTAAATAAGTTTTAAAGTCAATCAAACTTTCATTATTTGATACTGCATATACATTTTTTTCAAGATTATCAAGTAAAAAATCATACTCATTAGAAAACTGCTCAAAGGTAGTTTTACATAAATTTCTAGTATGAAAATTTCTAGCATAATGATATCCAAGATGAAGTCTATTTTGATTTAATAAAGAACTTTTAGAAAAAATTTGATCTTTTTCATATAAAACTACATCATTATTTTCTCTAAGTTTTTTTGTTAAATGGCACCCAACCCATCCTGCGCCAATTATGCATATTTTACTCATACATCAATTTCCATCCAAGGTTTAGCATCCCAATTAGATTTAGATTTAAATAAATCTAATTGGGGATAATATTCTATTCTTCTTGGAACTCCATCATACCAACTTTCCTCATCTTTCAAATCATATGAGGATAGATTTAATTCTGGATTATAAACTATAGTTGGAGAATCATTTAACTTATAGAGCATATAATCTTCCGAATGTATTCCCCACTGCTTCCATTTTTGTAGAGTTTCTCTGGAATAATCTTGATTTTTTATTTCTATCAATCTACTTTTATGCTTTAAGAGATATTCATACTTATACGATCCTATACTCATTGATGGATGCCTCCATAATGCAATTTTGTCCGGAAAACTTTCTGGTATTTTATTAACTAAACTCCAAAAAGTTTTCCCAACTTTACATGTGTCATGTATATTAAACCAATAATCACTATCCATTTCGTTTTCAACAATATCAATCAAACCGGTATATTCCATGGAGTTGTGATTGGTTTTAATCAAAATATGTGTTTCATTACTAATAACTTCCCTAATATCATTTCCACCCTCAAATACATAAATTTGTTCTGGATTAACTCCAGATTCAATTAGAGATGGAATAATAACTGGAAGTGTTTTTTCACTAAAATTTTTAGTGCTATTTACACATATGTTAATTTTATACATAAATCTATTTTTAAATTAATTTTTGAGATTTAAATTTTTTTAATATCATTGCCCCAAGTACCAATCATAAGTTTTTTTAATTCCTTCACGAAGTCCAATCTTTGGTTGCCATCCCAGTGATTTAATTTTATCTACATTAAGAACTTTACGAGGAGTGCCATTTGGTTTAGTAAAATCCCATGAAATTTCCCCAGGAAAACCAACTACTTCCGAAATAATGTTTGCAAGTTCCCATATTTTAACATCTTCGCCAGTTCCAACATTAATGTGTTCTGATTCATTATAATTTTGCATACAAACATAACATGCTTCCGCAAGATCATCAACATGTAGAAACTCTCTCATAGCGGATCCGTCTCCCCAGAGATTTACTGATGGTCCATACCAAGGACCACCTTGATCTATAACATATCCATCTTTCTTTGCCATATGAAACTTAGCAATCATCGCAGGGAGAACGTGTGATGTTTCCAGATCAAAGTTATCATTAGGACCATAAAGGTTCGTAGGCATTAATGAAATGGCGTTAAAACCGTGCTGCTGGCGATATGCTTGACACATCATAATACCAGCAATCTTCGCAATAGCATAGGAATCATTCGTAGGTTCCAAAGCACCAGTCATCAACTGATCTTCGGTAATGGGTTGAGTTGCATATTTAGGATAGATGCAAGATGAACCAAGGAACAGAAGTTTCTTTACACCAAAGTTATGAGATTGTTGAATGAGATTAGTTTGAATTTGAATATTCTCAGTCAGAAAGTCTGCCTTATAGTTGTTGTTTGCCATAATACCGCCAACTTTGGCAGCAGCAATAAAAACATACTCAGGTTCTTCTGAACAGAAATATCGTTCAGTCTCGTCTTGATTTGTAAAATCCACATCATCACGAGTTCCTTTAATGATATTAGTATATCCTTTTTCTTCAAGGTTTCTCACGATTGCAGAACCAACCATTCCGTTGGCACCAGCAACTAATACTCTAGAATCACTGTCCATAAATGCACATATCCTCAACTAATTGTTTGAAAGAAATCTTGGGTTCCCAACCTAGTTTTTCTTTTGCCTTAGTGGCATCACCTAATAAGGTTTCTACTTCAGCAGGTCTAAAATATTTAGGATCCACTTTAACGACTGGTCTACGGGTATATTTTTCAACTCCGACTTCATTTAATCCTTCGCCTTCCCATTCGATACTAAGTCCAAAATAAGGTGCTGCCTCCTCGACAAACTCACGCACCGAATACTGCTCCCCTGTGGCAATTACATAATCATCTGGTTCATCTTGTTGTAGCATTAACCACATTGCTTCAACAAAGTCTTTAGCATGTCCCCAATCACGTTTTGCGTTCAGGTTCCCGAGATATAATATATCTTGTTGCCCAACTGAAATGCGTGATAATCCGCGAGTGATTTTTCTTGTGACAAAAGTTTCTCCTCTTCTAGGGGATTCGTGATTGAAAAGAATTCCAGAATTTGCGTGTAATCCATACGACTCTCTGTAATTTTTAACAATCCAGTATCCATAAACTTTTGCAACTCCATAAGGTGAACGAGGATAAAAAGGTGTTGTTTCTTTTTGAGGAATTTCCTGAACCCTACCAAACATCTCTGAAGTAGATGCCTGATAAATTCTTGTTTTCTTTTCCATTCCTAAAAGGCGAACTGCTTCAAGGATACGTAAAGTTCCCACACCATCCACATCAGCAGTGTACTCAGGCATCTCAAAGGATACTTTAACGTGACTTTGAGCACCAAGATTGTAAATTTCATCAGGTTTAATTTTTTGAATAACTCGTACTATATTAGTTGAATCTGTCAGATCTCCATAATGAAGAGTAATTTTATTGTAAATATGATCAATTCGATGAGTATTAATAAGAGAACTTCTCCTTACAATACCATGAATCTCATACCCTTTTTCCAGAAGCAATTCGGCAAGATATGATCCATCCTGCCCAGTGATACCAGTGATTAAAGCAACTTTCATATATGAAATAATTTTATTTAATTATACAAAAAAATAAGGGTCATGTAAACCCTTATTAAAAAACTCCTTGGCTCCACCACCTAATTTACAAACAAATTAGGAAAGACTAATTGAATCAATTTTGGTATTTCAATTGCAGCATAAAACCCGCATAAAACTAAAATATCCCAAAACTTATATTTTATTGCAAAAGGAATTACAAAAAAATTACCTATGCATTTTACAAATAAACCAATTTTTAAATCACCCCAAAGTAAAAAGAAATAACCAGACAATAAAAGAATATTGCCAATGTATCTCATTATATTAGACTTGGACATATGGGATTGCTCCGACCAGTATTTTTATAGTCTCTCCATGACTTAACTATCTAGATGATTCATTGTGAACTATTATTATACCAATAATAGGAACAATTGTCAACAAATAGCAAAGAATGAACAGAAATAGATTATTATTCAGCAATTTGCCAGGAAGTTCAAGCATCTTTACCTCCAAGAAATTTAGCAAGAGGATCTCTTCTAGTTTTAACTATCTCAACTGCTCTTTTGTAGAACATGTTATCTGTATTTCCAGAAGCCTCGAAAGTTTCTTTAATACGGACCCAATTATTATATGTGTGTTGGTCCATAATTGTTTTAAATTAGATACTACTAGTTAGGATAATATCTAATTTAATTTTGTCAAGTTTGTGTTGATTTTAACACACGCTATTGATTTTCTTTAAGATACTTATTTAATCTACTCATCATATAATCAATATCATCCTTCTCTTCTATAGTTTTATTAATTTCAACATTATTAATATATTCACTCAATCCCAAAGAAATTAATTTAATATCTTCTTTAGTAATTTCAGTTGATACGGTATTCATTTTACATCAAATTCAAGTCTTTTAACTTTTCTAGTTCTTCTTGATTCCTGATAAGCAAGTTCTTCTGGAGTAAAATAAGAAGAATTAAATTTCTTTTTTATATTTGCATTACTTATCAACTCAACTAAACTCAAGTCTAGTGCAGTAATCTTATCCTCCTTTATAGTTGTGAGATTATCACAACCACAGCATTTAGTTTGTGCGGAATACGATTCCAAAATCGTATTGCAATTTTTACATCTAATTTTTAGCATTTTCCCACATAATATTTAATTTATTTATTAATGGCGGGTGAGGGAATTGAACCCCCTCCTGAAGCTTATGAGACTTCTGTGCTACCTTTACACTCACCCACTATAAAAAAAAAGAGGCAAAATGCCTCTAATATTTATCAGAAACGGAAAGTGGTCTGGATTACACCACCCCAGTTAGAGGAGTTATCAGCAAGACGCTGGTTATCGCTTGCATAGAAGATAGCGGGTGTGACACTGATGTTATCAGACACTTGATACTTGTAGAAGATTTCAAGCATCGTTGCTTTCTCAAGGTCTTCACCAGTAGGTGCTTGGCCGATAGCAACACCAGCAGAGTTACCACCAACAAACACATCTTCCCACTGAACAGCCGCCATCCAAGACTGACTATCGGTAGCAGCACTAGTAGTACCACTCACAGTATTCCAACCATAACCTGCGGAGACAGAAGGAATAATGCCAGACTTGGTTGGTTGCCAGTATGCGTTCAGAGCATAACCGTTAGAGGTTTGACCAGGAACCAAAGTGCCAGAGGAACCATCAAGACCGTTATAGGTACGAACACGAGTGCCTTCAGTACCATAACGATAACCGAATGCAGCACCCCAATTAGTACCACGATAACCAATTTGTGCGAGAGTGTTCAGAGCACCAGTCTCATCAAACTCACCCTTGGAACTATCTTGACCTGCTTGTGCAACATAGTTTACACCAGCAACGAGACCTTTCTTACCATACTGGACACCGAAACCAGCACCAGTTGCCTTGTTATAAACACCAGGAGTACCAGCAACAGCAAAGAAGTCAAGAATACCAGACTTGTATGCAGAGGGCATCCAAGCAATTTCAGTGTTGCGAACCAGAGCACCAGCAGTCAAAGTTGCTTTGTTATTAAAAGCAGGGAATGAATAATACAGACGATCAATAACTACGTTGTTACCAACTTCGCTAGAAGTGTTGTCGGCTTTATCCAGTTTGAATAGAGAAGAACTGGAACCAAAAGGATCACTGCTGAAGTTAGCAGAACGCAGACGGGTCTTGAGAAGATCCCTACCAGTGAATGAAGTATCTAGGTTCAAACGCAAGTCATAGTTAAATGCAGCGTGAGTAATATCTCCACCTTTAGTCTGGTAATTATCTACATTACCCAGAACAAATGATGCTTCACCACGTAGTTTAGTAGTAGTTGAAAATTGCTGTGCCTCAAGTTTTCCAACTTGAGTTTCCAGAGAAGCAACTTTACCTTGAATTACAGTAAGTTCATTGCGGAACTCATCAGCAAGACGCTTAAGTTCATCAGTTTGTTCAGTGACACGGTCGAGACAAGCATTAAGAAGAGCGGCTGCCTCATAACGAGTCATTGCCTTACCACCACCAAAGGTGCCATTAGGATAACCAGCAACACAACCATAACGCTCTACAAGGTTGCTGAGTGCCTGATATGCCCAATCGGTAGGTTGAACATCCGACAGTTGATTGATGCTTGTGACCTGCTCTGAAGTAGTGTATTGGTTGACTGCTGCCATATTGAGGTCTGCGGCATTCGCAGCAACAGGAGCAACCATTCCAAGAGCGATAGGTGCAAGAATCAGTTGTTTCAGTTTCATAAAAATTTTAAATTCTAAACGACAATATTAAGAATTCTAACAAAAGAACCCTCGTTATTTAGTCAATCTTAAGGTTAACTTAAGACTTCAATGAATCTTAGACCACCTTATGTGTTTTGTCAATTAAGGATTGGTTAAGAAAGCGGATAACGGGATTCGAACCCGTGACTACAACTTGGAAGGATGGTATGTTACCACTACACCATATCCGCGTAAACAGGGGAGTCCAACTCCCCCTATTCAGTTTTTTATAATTCTACCGTAATCAGTTTATTAGCATACTGATAAGCATAAGATGTGCGAGCACCATGAATGCCCCAACCAATCCAACTGTACGCATAGTCCATGTAACGATCGATGGATTTACCAGGAGTTTTCATCCTATCTTCAATTCGTTTCCATTGAACCTCAGTCGTTAGATAACGAAGTTGCGTTGGAAGTGATGATGGAGAACCACCATACCTCTTAGCAAAATCACCCAATCCATAATAACGATCGGCAGATGTCCATTGGATCAGACCATAACCACGTCCGCAGTGATGGTACTGAGTCCTGCTACCACCTTCACAAATATTAGGCACGAACATAGATTCTTGCTTAATATTGCCCAGGATAGTAGCGAGGGCGTTTCTGTCTTTAATTCCTTGGTCTTGGAAAAAATCCAAAGTAAGGTTCTCATGTTCTGAACACCCTTTACAAATTAGCCTTATTTCTTTTGGCTTAGGTAGTGCAACCTCTCGGATTGCTGTCTTCTCTTCATCTACAAGTTTCCTC